CGTCTCGAAGTACGAACTCGCGCGCCTCGGTCTCTACAACCCCGACACTCGCGCGATCATGCGGCGCCTGCCCGCGAACTTCGCGAAGGCTGGCCCGGACTCGGGGTTCTCGTCGAGGGCGAGGCGCGAAGCGTTCGGCTAGCGATCCGCGTCCGCGCGTACGCTCGCGCGCGAGGAGGAGCTAGCGCGAGGGCTCGCGCCGCGCCCACGCGACCGGCAGGCGACCGGCGAGGTAGAGGTCCACCGGCGACAGGACGGCGTGCGTCGGGCAGAGGTAGACGCGCCACCACGCTTCGACGCGGCAGATGGGGTTGTGCTCGGGCGCGAAGCCGATCGTCGTCACGAACGCGGCGTCCGCGTGGCACTTCTCAAAGCCCTGCGCCCCGAGGTCCCGTGCGTCGCATTCGATCATGGCTGCGACGCGGCGTAGGACACGAGTGCTAGATTTGCTGCGCACGCTGCCTCGTCGGCGCGCTCTAGGGCCTTACTCGCGACCCGGAGGCGCTCCTTCGCGCTTTCCTCTTCCGACGTGCGCAACTCCCATAGTGCGGCTGCGACCCTGACGGCCTCCGCGAGTTCCTCAAGCTTGCTCATCGTGTCCTCCTGAGACGGCGTCTCTTCCTGCGCACGGCATCCTCACGCGAGGCCCGCGCGCGCAGTTGGCTCACCGCCGCGGCGACCCAACCGATCGGCCCGAAGATGCCCCAGCCCCACCCGTGCCCGCCGCCGCAGAGGTACGCGATCCAGCACGAGAACGCGAGGCAGCCCGCGAGGAGCCCCGGGAAGAGGAGCAGCGACGTGGTCAATTCGGCATCTCCGCGCGGTGGTGCGCCTTGGCCTCGTGGAGCCGCTTCGCTTCCGCGGCGCTGAACCCGCGCGGGCAGTCGGAGAGATCCTCACCGGCCGCGGTCAGCGTGTAGCCGCAGATCTGGCAGCGGTATCCGCGGACGTGGAGGATCGGGCGGTTGTCGACAACGAGGCAGACGCGGACCTTCATCGGGGCGCTCCGTCCCGGAACCGCCGCACGATCTGCATACAGGTCACGAAGTCCTGCACGATCGGACTGACGTTCCAACTCTGCGGGAATGCGCGCTCGATGGGCGAACGGGAGATCCCCCGGAACGCCTTCGCGCGACCCGCCAGGTAGCGTCGCCGCTTGTCTCGGCTCATGCGGCGGACCTTGCATCGCTCGGTGTGCAGCGCCTGCGCATAGGCCGCGTGGTCGATCGCCAGGCCAGGGATGAGGTTCGGGCCACAGACGCCGAAGAGCGGCGAGCCGTCGGGGGCATCGTTGTCGCTCACGCACTCCTCCTCTTCGCCGGGAACAGGTCCGCCCGCCGGAGCCGTATCCCGCGCCCGCCCGGAGTCCGCGTCGCGCGCAGCAGCCCCGTCGAGATCCAGCGGTAGACCGTGTTCCGGTGCGCCCGCATGATCCCAGCGGCTTCACCCACCGTCACGTACTCGCGCGCGTCTGTGCCCATGGCTCAACATGCTACACCGCGCGCCACAGCAAACAAGTCGGGGCCGTGGCGAGCCTCCGGAACGGCTGTCTACTTCGTGCGTGACCCGCGGCTACACGGCAACGCAGAACGGCGACGGCACCTGGAACGTCCATGACGTCCCGGTGTTCGGCCCCCTGCCCAAGGGCGCCCGCAAGAACGCCGATCCGATCGGCCGTGAGTGGATGGTCCAGGCTGTCGCGAAGGCCAAGCTCCGCGCGGCCGAGAACTACCACGGGCCGATGCACGTCCGCCACACTGGCGACGCGGCGCCCAAGGTCAACGCCGGCCGCTTCACGCTGACCCGCGTCGGGAAGTACACGTACGAGGGCCGCGAGATCGACGCCATCTTCGCCGACCTGACGTGCGTGCCCGCCAGCGTCTACGCCGAGCTGCGCCGCGGCGCGCTGCCCTTCCGGTCCGTCGAGGTCTTCGACTGGAGCGAGCCGGAGATCAACGAGCTGGCGCTCCTCGACACAGACACGCCGTTCTTCCGCTTCGGCTGGGACGGCATCGGCCGCGAGGTCCCGGCGGCGGAGCGCAACGCGACCAAGGCCGAGGCGTGCGAGCCCACGATGGCGTTCGCCGCGGTCGGCTCAGGCGGCATCTCGCTCTTCGCGTTCAACGACCCGAAGGACGACCCGAAGGACGACGAGAAGCCCGAGCCCGGCGAGAAGTCGGACGAGAAGGCCGCAGGCGACAAGGGCGCGAAGGCCGCAGGCGAGGACGACGAGACCGACGACGAGGAAGACGACAAGCCCGGCAGCTCCGCCGAGAAGCAACTCGCCTACCTGCGCGATGGACTCATGGCCCTCCTCAACGGGCTCCAGGACACGACCGACAAGGAGGATGCTCCCGTGGACAAGAAGGACACCGACAAGGGCGGAGACCTCGACAAGGCGAACCTGACGGCCCTCACGGGCGACGTCGCGAAGTTCGCGGCCGAGAACGCAGCCCTCGCCGCGAAGCTCACCGCCGCCGAGTCCGAGAACACGAAGATGGTCGCGCGCCTCGCGGCCCTCGAAGCGAAGGACGCCGAGCGCGAGAGCGCGAAGAAGGCGGACGCGCTCGTGGTCAAGGCCAAGGGCGACCTCGCCGGCTACAACTTCACGGCGGAGATCGAGAAGCACGTCCGCAAGCTCGCGGCCCAGTCCGACGCGGATGCCGCGGTCCCCGAGTTCGTCTCGCTCCTGAAGTCGCACCTGCGCAAGGACCCGCCTGCCACGTTCGCGGCGGCCCACGGGCGCGCAGCGTACGACTCCGACCCGGCCGAGGTCGCGCCCTTCGCGGCGCAGGGCCTCGCGTACCTCGAGGCCGCGCGCGAGAGCGTGGCCGAGTTCTCCACGTGGAAGGCCAGTCCCCGGTCCGCCGGATCGGACATGACGCTGGCGACGTTCCTCGCGGTCAACGTGCCGCAGAAGGTCGCGAAGCTCGCCGGAGCGGGAGCGTAGTAGATGACCGCCGTCAACCAGTACGCCGTCCGGAAGACCGCGATCCAGATCGACACCGAGCTGGCGTTGCCGTCCGGCGCGCAGATGAACATCAACGGCACCGTCGTGACGTTGACGCAACTGCTTGCGGCGAACTCGGTCGCGACGCCCGGCGCGGCCGAGGCGTCGAAGGCGCTGGTGCTCGGAACGAAGAAGGACATCGACCACATGCAGTTCGGGTCGGTGGCCACGTCGCTCGCGATCCTCCACGGCGCAGGCATCTCGGGCACGCCGGAGACGACGGCCTCGGCCGACAAGAACTTCCTCGGCTACTGGACGCAGACGACGGCGGCGACGGGCGACTGCCGCGGCCTCTACCTCAAGACGTACTTCGGCGGAGCCGGGTCCGGCGAGGCGCTGCGGCCGGTCGCGACGGTCAACTTCGCGGGCGCCGCGGCCGTCGGCGGGACGATCAATGGGATGCACTGCTCGCTCGAGGTCGCGGCGGGCACGACGATCTCGGGGCAGGCGTCGGCGGCGCGGTTCACGCTCGACTACGCGACGGCGACGCGGACGATGGACGCGAACGTCTCGTGCCTGCTGCTCTGCTCGAACATCGGCGCGAACAACACGCCGCACGCGAAAAACGCCTTCATGCGCGTCGTGGACGACGGCTCGGTCGCTCTCGGCAAGCTCTTCCGTCTGCCGACCGTGGCGTCTGCGGGGCTCCTCGCGGCGCACACGACGGACGCGATCACGCACTCGATCCGCTGCGTGGACGAGGCGGGGACGGTCTTCTACGTCATGTGCACGACGACCTCATCCAACCGGACCGGAGGCGCGTAGCCGTGACCGAAGCTGAAATCCTGGCCCGCATCGAGGAGCTCACGAAGGCCCGCGCGAACGCGCTCGCCAACGTGAACGCGCTCAACGGCGCCATCGAGGACTCGGAGTTCTGGCTGGCTCGCGTGCGGGCCGCCGCTCCGGCACCGAAGCTCGAAGTCGTTCGCCCCACCAAGCGCAAGGAGACCTGACCCATGGCCCTCTCCGCACCCGTCGTCCGCGACACTCGCGACGCGCGTCTCTACAACCCGCAGGTCGTGAACACGTCCGTGATCTACCCGGGCGGCTACACGGCGTGGGCGAACCAGAACCACGCGACCTCCGCGACGCAGGGCCGCGCGCTCCCGTGGACCGGCGCCGCCGGCCAGGTCCCCGCGCAGTTCTGCAACCAGCAGACGCCCGCGCTCGGCTCCAGCGTCACCGGCACGACCGGCGACACGACGGCGTCCCCGATCGTCCGCGTCGGCATCGACACCGAGCGCCGCGTGGTGCACTCCTGCCCGGTCACCGGCCTGGCGGGCACGATCGACGACGTCCAGCGCTGGGTCTACGCGACCGCCGACGGGACCTTCGACGTCACGCTTCCGGCCGCCCCGAACCGTCTCCCGGTCGGCATCATCACCGACTTCCTGACCTCGACCACGGCGGACGTGCTGTTCTTCAGCTACTCCGACCTGCTGATCGTCGCCATGTGCGGCGGCGGCGTCACGACCTGGATGATGGGCACGATCTCAGCCGAGCTCGCCTCGACGGGGAACATGCTCACCGGCATCGTGGCCCCCTGCCACGGCGTGATCCAGGAGGCCTACGCGATCTGCGTCTCGGAGCCGACCGACTCCGACGTGTCGATCGCGGTCAACCTCGAGATCGGCGGCACCAACGTCACCGGCGGCGTCATCACGCTCGCCGCGGCCGACGTCATCGGCGAGAAGAAGGCCGGGACCTCGATCACCGTCTCGACCAGCATCATGCACGCCGGCGACCTCATCGACGTCGAGGGCACCGTCACCTCGGCCGGCACGGCCAAGGACGGCGTCTACAACCTCTACGCGGTCTACACGCGCGAGCCCGGCCTCTAGGCCACGAACGGAGAACTGACCCATGCCCGCACTCCCGATCCTCGCAGGCAACACGCTCGATCCCGGCACGCGGACCGAGGTCATCAACACGTACGCGCAGCAGTACAAGGGCGTCGTGGACAAGCTCGGCGGTGTGATGCAGTTCGCCGTGCCCTCGACGCATCTCACGGAGATCTACTCGTTCTTCGAGACGCCTCCGTACGCGTCGCGCTGGCCGCGCGGCCAGGACCGAAAGCGCAAGGGCTTCAAGTCCCGGAAGTTCACGGTCACGAACCACGATTGGAGCGTGGGCACGCGCTGGCACCTGAACGACGAGCAGGACTCGCAGATCCCGCTGGTCGCGCACGCGCGCGCCGTCGGTACCCGCGCCCCGAACATCATGGAGCGGGTCTTCTTCCAGTTCCTGACCGCCGCCACGAACCTCGACCTGATGCCCGCCGTGCCGAACGCTCCGGACGGCGTCGCGTTCTTCTCGAACGCCACCCGCTTCGGCCGGGCCAACGGCAACAGCTTCACCGGCTCGGGCGTCGCGACCGGGTCCGCGATCCTCACGGACTTCTACACCGCGCGCGGCCAGTTCCGCGGCTACCAGGACACCGAAGGACAGCCGCTCCTCGACGAGGCCGCGATCGACGACGGCATCTACCACATCTTCTACAACTCGGACAACGACCTCGTGTTCCGCCAGGCGTTCCAGCAGAGCTTCCCGACCGTGATCGTCAAGAACGTGGCCGCGACCGAGAACGTCGCCGTCACGAGCCAGTCGAACATCATCGAGAACACGGGCGTGAAGATCGCCCTGCACCCGACGCAGCGGATCACGGACAACAAGTGGCCGATCATCATCGAGCACGCCTCGATCCCGATCAAGCCAGTGGTCCAGCAGTCCCGCAGCCCGATGGTCGAACGGGTCGAGACGATGGAAAACTCGGACCGCGCGCGCGACACCAAGTTCGTCGGCTTCGACGTCGACTGGCGCGAGACCTACTTCATCAACGAGCCGTACATGGCCTGCCAGGTCAGCAACTGATCTGGAGAGCCCACACCCCTTCTCAGGAGACAAGCTGATGCCCGCAGCTTCCCCCGCCGCCCCGCCCGTCCAGTCCCGCGCCCCGGTCCAGGTCACTGCGCCGAAGCGCGTCGCCGAGTCGGCGCCCCTGACGCACGAGTACTGGTACGGCACGCTGGCCGACAGCCCGCGCCAGAACTACTCCATCGGGGGTGTGGTCTTCCCGCTCTTCGACGGAGCGGTCGATCTCGGCGAGAACGGCGAGCTCCCGTCCGGTACCCGCATGGGCAAGCGGGCGCACCTTTCCGACGCGCAGATCGAGGCGATCAAGAAGGACGTGCTGAACTTCGTGGTCCGCTGGCAGACCGTCGCGAACGAGGGCCAGCCCTGGCAGTCCTCGAGGCGCGGCGACGTGCTCGACGTGCGGGGCGCGGACCCGAAGTTCGCGCCGCACGACAAGGACGGCAAGGCGGTCCTCACGTACCGCGCGCCGCTGGCGCACGAGCCGCAGGACGAGCCCTTCGGCCGCTACATCTACCTGTACCCCGTCGTGCCGGGCATGACCGACCCCGAGCACCCGGAGCCCATGATCTCTCGCGCGGAGCCCGTCGCCGCGTAGGAAGGTGACGCGTGACCGCAGAGACGTCGCCGAGCATCACGAAGACATGTCCGAGATGTCGAGTCGGCAAGGACGTCGCATCATCGTTCACCGTTGATCGCGCACGACCGGGCGGGCTGAGCTACTACTGCCGCTCATGCCACGAGTCGATGCGTGCGGCAATCCGAGCGCGCCGCGTCCCGGTCGCGAGCAAGCAATGCAAAAGGTGCGGCGCGACGAAGAGCACCGAGCACTTTCATCGTGCCGCGACGAACACCGATGGCCTTCGCGCGCGGTGCAAGGACTGCCAGCGTGAAATCGAGGGCCGACGCCAGCAGCCGCAGGTCATCGACGGGAACAAGCCGTGCCCGCACTGTCGCGAGATGAAGCCGCTCGGGGAATTTCCCCGTGCCCAGCGATCGAAACACGGCGTGTCGAGTTGGTGCAAGCCATGCTGTCAGGAGTGGCGCGAGTCGCGACGCGGTGACGCCAACGCTGCGGAGCGGTATCGACTGTACGGAGTGACGGCCATCGACTACGCGCGCATGGTGGCAGCGCAGGGCGGACACTGTGCATGTTGCGGCGGAGATCCGACCAGTCGTGGCCTGTACGTCGATCACGATCACGACACGGGCGACGTTCGAGCGCTGTTGTGTCACCACTGCAATGCCGGGCTCGGGGCGTTTCGCGATAACTCCGAGCGACTCGCGCTCGGCATCTCGTACTTGAAGAGGTTCGGCCGATGACGATGGAGACATCCCTGCAAACGGCCCTTGGATTACTCTGGAAGCTCGTGTACGACACCGAGACGTACGCGATCGGGACCTTCGCGACGAACTTCACGAGCGCTCTGACTGCGCCCATCACGGACGCGTCGCCGGGGCCCGAGCAGGTGGCGAACGCGCTGCGCTCGGACATCTTCAACATGCCCGGCTTCTACGCGTCGGCGTTCAACTCGTACCTCGGCGCGCTCGGTCGCATCCGCGGCTACTCCGAGACCGACCCGCGCGCGATCTTCTTTCGCTACTTCGAGGACGTGTCGGCCACGCCGACGGTGACGGTCAAGTCGCGCGCCCGTGTGATCGCGACGGCTGCTGCCGGCGGGAGCAACGTCGGCAACGGCGTCGTGGCTCGGCTCTCCGTCGATCGCTTCAACCAGCCGATCGAGAACGGCTCCGACGAGGCGAAGTCGTGGACGTGCGTGCAGGACGAGCACTCCGGCGCGGCGCGCTGGTCGGAGATCTTCACGCTGCGCGGCACCGCGCCGACCCGCCTCGTGTGGCCGTACCCTGGCGCTGGAAGCGTCGTGCAGGGCGTCAAGGCGCTGTCGATCGCGGACAGCGCGCGGTACGTCCAGAACCCGGGCTTCGAGACGTACGACGCCACGAACAAGTTCTCGGGATGGTTCTCGTCCGTCGATGGCGCGACGCAGGCCAACTGGACGCAGGACACGGCCCGCTACTACAAGGACGTGCTGCCCGGCACGACGCCCGCCGCCGCGATCCAGGCCGCGGGCACCACGGACTACCTCTACCAGACGTGGTCCGCGCAGGCGATCAACTGGAACCCGTACGTTCCGCTCTACGCGCAGGTCGCGTACATGCGCCGAGGCTCGGCCACCGGCACACTCGTGCTCCAGATCGGCGACCAGTCCGTCACGGTGGACATCTCGACGAAGACGAACGACGAGTGGAACGTGCTGCGGTTCCCGGCCGCCACGCCGACGACGAACGCGTGGTTCCGGCAGTGGAACGCGAGCAACGCAGGGACCTCGACGAACCCCTTCGTCAAGGTCGGCGTCACCACGCTCGCCACCGGGACATGCCTCATCGACGATCTAATCGTCGCGCCCTACGTGCCCTTCGACGGCCTCTGGACGGCGATCGTACCGGGCCCGGCGAACTCGGCCACAACGGCGGGGCCCTCGACTCCCTTCCTGAAGGACGACGTGTTCACGGGGACCGACTCAAGCGGCGCAGTCGGGAAGATCCAGATCTGCCTCGCGAAGGCGGCCGGTGTGTACCTGCCGTCCACGACGGGCGGCACGCAGACCTGGGCGGAATTCGCCTAGCGGGAGGCCCCCATGTCTCTCGCCACAGAAGTCACCACCCGCTACTCGGCCTACGTCATCCTCGGGATCACGAACCCCGACGACACGTCGGCCGTCGCCAACGGCACCGCGATGCTTACCGCGGCGTGCACGGACGCAACAGCGGACTTCAACCTCCTCGCGCAGGTCGATTACGACGCGACGGACCCGATGCACCTGCGCATCGCCGTGGAGCGCGTGGTCGCGATCCTCTACTCGCGACTCATGCGCGAGGGCGGCGAGAAGCGGATGGGCGACACGCGGAAGATGCTCGAGGACCTTGCCGCCGTCTCGTCCAGGTCGCGCATCCTCCCGCAGACGACGAGCGTCGTCGTCCCGACGTCGGAACTCGAGCCGGACGGGACCACGCCGCGGCCTGACTTCGACCGCTCGCGGTTCGCTGACTTCGCGCCCGGGGCCCCGGCGGCGCCGGACCGATGGACGGACTGACGTGGCGATCACACTCGTCGTCCGATCCTGGAACGACCTCGCGTATCTCAAGTTGCGAGCCGCCGACGCGACTCCGCTCCTGAAGCAGATCGGCGCCATCCTCGTCTCGGATGCCAAGGCGGCGTTCGATCGGCAGCGCCTCGGCACGATCGAATGGCCAGCGCGCTACCCGAAGATGAAGCCCCCCTTCATCAACATCGCGTGGGCGCTGAAGGACTTCGGCGCCGGCGCGAAGGAGCCCAAGGCGACGCGGTTCTCACCTCGGCCCGCCGGTATCGGCGACATCAACGTGCGCGACAAGACCTCGTTCCAGGTTCTCGGCCCGGACACGGTTGAGATCGGGAACGTGGAGTCGTGCGCGTCCGCGATGCAGCACGGAAACGTGCTCGGCTCGATCCCCGTGACCTCGACGGTGAAGGCTGGGATCGCGGCGTGGATCGGACGCAAGCGACGCAAGGGCAAGAACGACGGCACGGCCGCGGCGAAGCCGAAGGGCGCCGACTACGCGAAGAAGCTCGGCCGGTTCCTCGATCCCAAGGTGACCGAGTACCGGATCAAGGGCTACGCGCGGCCGTTCATCGGCATCACGGACGAGACGCGCGCCTACATGCTCCAGGCGACCGAGGACTTCATCGCGACGGGGAAACTCTGAGATGGCGACCGCGAACCCTATCAACGTCGCCCGGGTCCCCGGCCGACTCGTGCTCACGCCGACGTCGCTCAGCGCTGCGTTCCCGCACGGCGGCACAGCGCTCGGCGTGACGCGCGACCAGGAGTTCCGGTTCGGCGCGAAGTACCATCAGGAGACCGCCGAGGAGTGGGGCGGCGCGACGGCGCGCGTCCTCTACTGCGGCATGCGGGCCGTGTTCGCATGCGTGATGCGCTCCGCGGACAACGACGCGCTGGCTCTGCTCCCGGAGACCTCCGCGGGCGCGGTGACGCAGGACCGGACGCTCCTCGCGGACGTGAACCTCGACGGCGCCCGAGCCGGCCGAGCGCTCACAGGGTCGCTCATCATGTTCTCGGCGACCGCGCTCGAGACGCAGCGCTGCCTCCTCCTCTACAACGCGGTCCCCTTGTGGGACGAGGCGGCACGGCTCCAACTCTCGATCAAGGCCGAGATGGCGCCCGCGCTGATGTTCGCGTGCATGCCCGACTCGACCGGTCGCACGTTCGCGTGGGGCAAGATCGGAGACCTCAGCCTGTGACCGTCCAGCGCGACCGCTTCCTGCTCGACATGGGGATCCCCGACACGGACGAGGCGCCGACCGCGTACCGCAGCCACGTCCTCGCGAACTTCCTGAGCTTCCTCCGTGCGGGCGGCGTGTTCTCGTGGTTGGACTGGGCCACGATGAGCCCCGCGACGCGCGAGGTCGCCGAGGAGGCCGGTAGGACGGTCCG